GAAGGATGGCAGGGATTTCGCCTGGCTGCAGGCCGGCAATCCCTCCTGCATGGTAGCGCTTGGCGCCGGCAAAGGTTGACGGCTTGAAGGCTCTGCCGTGGCCATAGCCGTCTTTTCCAGCCGTGCCGCCGGAATGAAGGATGCCGGGGATGATAGAGCCGCCGAAGAGGCCACCACCGCCACCGAGAAGACCGCCGCCGAACAAGCCCTGGAGGGAGATGTCGATGATCTTATCCAAGACGCGATTGAGAGCGTTTTTCAAGGCATCCGCGGCCGATGCGCCATTCCGGAGATCGCTGATGAACCCGCTTGCGAAATCCTTGCCCATCCCGGACAACTCTTTCGCTGCATCTGCCGCCTGCTGCTGGCTTTCCTTGAGGCGCTCGGACGAAGACGTGGCCTTTGCATAGTTTTCCGCAAGGCCGGCTATCTGTTCACGCAACTGCGGAGTGATCTCAACGCCTGCCTTCTGCGCCTCCGAAAGCAACTGCTGCTCCACCCGAGCCTTTGCAACGGCATAGCCATAGTCCTTCACAAGCGGGTTGAGTTGGGCCTGCGCTGCATACTCGGCATTCAAAGCTGCGATGCGGGCCTGTACCTGCTCGATATCGCCCTGGAAGATATCTGTTGGCGAACGCCCGCCAATCCCGGCATCCTTGAGCGAGAGACCGGAGCCAGATAGGTAGGCCTGCGCCTCTTCCTTCCGGCGCGTCTTGTTGATGCCGGCATTGTCGCTGCCGAGAGCGGCAATGGCTTGTGCGACGGCCTCTGGTCCGCCACCGCCCTGGATGGCCGCAACAATTCGTTTTGGCAGTTCACCGTAATTGTAGGCGATCGACGTCAGCGCGGCCTTCTGCGCCTCATTCAGCGAGCGCCATGTGTCGTTGCCGATCGCAGAAACAATCCCGTCCTGGAACTCGACTAGCCGGCGCTCGAGGTCACGCTGCGCGTCTTCGAGCGTAACCACCGTGTCGGCCGTCACCGTTTCGATCATGCCGTTGGCGCGGGTGACAGTATCCGAGCCGAAACCAACCCGGTAGGCGTTCACATCCCATTTGGCTTTGGTGATGAACCCTTCGAAGCCCTTCACCATCTGGGCCGCGGCGCTTTCACCGGCTACGCGGTAGCGTTCTTCCGAGGCCCGGAAGGTGTTCAACTGGTCAGGGTTCAGGAACTGCCCGCCGCCGGAGAAGACTGGCGATAGTTGCCCGAGAGGCGTCTGGTTGACTTGGTCCTGCAGTGATCGGTAGTTCTTGGCAAATTCCGCCACCTTCTCGATGGCAGTCGTCATTGCAGGGATGAGATCGGAAGTGATCTTGCCGGCAACCGTGGAAATTGCGCTCCCCCCGTCGGCACCAAGACCGACTGCCTGCGCGGTCAGGGCGGCGAATGCTGCCTTCGCCTGCTCACCATTCAAACGGATGACGTCCAGGTGCCCCTGCACCTTCTCAAGGTGCTCCTGAAGCGGGATCGAGGCGTTTGCCGAAAGGCGGAGCTCCGTCGCGAGGCGGCGGATAGGTTCTGGCAGGCCGGTCATCCCCTCGATTTTGGCCATCTCGATAGAGAACTGGCGGAAATCCGGAATATCTTGCTCCAGAAGTCCGAGAGCCCGACTGAAATCCGAAACGCTCTTTGTGGTCCCACCGAGAATCTTCGCGGTCTCTCCACTAAGCAGCTCGTCACGAAGCGAACCAGCGACCGCGTCAATTGCCTCTCGAGTGCTGCCGAACTCGTCGCGGAGCTTTTGGAGCTCGATCTCGCGCGTCGCGTCCGTGTACTGCTTGGCGCCCTTCTCTGCGATGCCCCATGCATCTTCGAACGAACGAATGACGTCCGCATGCTCCTTCAGGTACTTGTCGACGTCAGGCACGCCTGAACTGAGGGTGCTTATGTACTGGACTGCGACGCCCGTCAGGCCGATAAGGGCAAATGATGCGAGGGAGACCGGATTAACGACCTGTGCGAGAGCGCCGCCCAAGGTCTTCACGGCCCCGACGAGACCGCCGCCTGTTCCTTGGAATACCTGCGCGACCTGGCTTCCTTGTTGAGCCATGACGGTGAAGGGGGATGCGCCGCCCGCCAGGGAGGTAGCTATGTCATTCAACTGGAATGACAGGTTTGAGACCGCTGCGCGCTGGGCTCCAAGCGACTGGACAACCTTGTTCCCTCCGGCCTGAAAACTTTTCGCCACATTGTCGTTGGCGCGCTTAAAATTGTCCTCGACGTATTTTGCCGCATCCGCCGACTGCTTCGCGACCGTCGCCATCTGCTTGGCAAAGGCGCGCTGGTTGGCCTCGATCGAGACCAAGAGCCTCGCGTTGTCTTCGTTGGTAGCCATGCAGCGGCACCCCAATATTTGAGAATGAATAGTCGATGTGCGACGATGCCCCTACGGAGGAGCCATGAACTCGATTCTCAAGTTTCTGATAGCGGCGGCTTGTATTTGTGTGATCGGCGTGAGCGGCCATTACGCCTACTCGATGTACCGAGCGTCTGTGGCGGACCGCGCCGAGGTGGAGAAGTCACGCGACCGAGCAGCGGCGGCATTAATGGCGGCACAGGAGAAAACTCAACGCCTGGTCGAGGCTGAAAACGAGCGGAAAGAAGCCGAACGCGCGCTGCGCAAACAAGAGCGCGAACGCAAGAGAAGGGAATTCCTCGAACGAGTAGAATCCCGCAAGTTGGAGCGGGCAAAGAATGGCAACTGACTAGACACATCCCAAGGTTGTGTCATGATGCGCCCCGGGACATTGGGGAACATCATGAAAATGAAAACTCTGGCGGCGCTTTCTGCCGCTTGCATACTTTCGAGTTGCGGAAGCATTACCCGCGGTACGAGCGAACCAGTCTACTTATCGGCCAGACCTGAAGAAGCAGAGATCACAACGTCACTCGGTCATCGCTGCAAATCTCCATGCACGGTCACCGTAGATCGAAAAACCAAATTCACCGCGTATGCCGAATACCCAGGCTACCACCGTGGCACGCTCGAAATAGGCACCAAAGTCAGCGGAACAGGCGCTACTGGCTTTGCCGGAAACGTCCTGATCGGTGGCGTGATCGGCATGGGGGTCGACGCCGCCACTGGTGCCGCACTGGACCACCATCCGAACCCTGCTCAGATCGTATTGGTTCCGGTTGACGCAACCAATCCCAAGACGCCGCCGCAAATATCATTCGCCGATGAGGTCAAGCGAGATATCGAGCGAGAGAAAGCGAAATCAGCGCCCAGTACCTAGAGTCGATTAGAAGCCTTCGATCCCGAGGCGCGAAAGCCTGTCATCGTCCATTGCCGGCGGCGGCGGTTCTTCGGCTCGGTGGAAGTCCTCAAAGCCCTGCTTGCAATGCTGATATTCCCAGAGCGTCATTTCGTCGATTTGCGCTGGCGTGAAACCTAGGACGGCTCCGCCCCTGTAGTACCCTGACCATCGGGTTCGACCATTGGGGAGCGGGTTTGGGTCTGGTCCGCCCCCCCCATCGGCTCCCCCGGCGCGTCGTCCTCCGGCGTCCACATGATGAAGCGGCGCAGAAGGTCGGCGGCAGTCGTGGATAGTTCGTAGAGGCTGTTCGTGCCGGATACGCGCTCGATGATCTGCTTCGCCTCAGTGTCCTTCATTCCGCCGCCGATGAGGCCAAGCCGGATCGGGCCGAGAACGTCATCAACCTTCCACTGCTGGCCAAGGAGCCGCAGGAGGACCACTGACACGCCGGCATCGCTGGCTTGCTCGATTGCCCGCAGTTCTCCAATGCCGAGCCGAAAGCGATGTTCGCCTCCGGCCCAAACGATTTCCTCGGCTGACCGCATCAGGAACCGCTCTCAGCGGCCGTACGGGTCGGCAGGCCATCAAACTGGATCTCGATTTCCGCCGTCACCTTCGTGCCACGCTCGGCTGTGTTGTTGAGGCTGACGAGATAGGCCGGGCCGGTCTCGTACTCGGTATCGCCGGCTTCGGCCTTCAGGTGCCCGATGCGGATGTTCTTGGTCTGGCCCGAATACCACCAGTCCATCATGACGCCATGGCTCTGAGAGGCCCATACGCCAGTGCCGGAGACCGTCATTTCCTGCGACTGGACCGCCCGCTCCAGAGATGCCGGTAGGGCTTCGTTGTCGCAGTCCGGCACCTCCGATGTGCTCATGTTCGACGTGCGGCTTGCCGTGCGGGAGGTGAGGCCGCAGATTTTCGACCAGGTACCCGGCGTATTGCCTTCGATCTCGACGACCATTTCGTGAAAGTTTTCAGTGATAGCGCGTGCCATCGGTCTCTCCATATGAAAACGGGCCGGCAACGCGCCAGCCAGAAAGGGCTTTAGGCCCGGTTTCAGGTGATGGGGCTATTCCCCGGTGTTGCCCTTGCGGACGGTTGCCTTGCCACGGTTCTTGGCCGGGACACGCTCTGCCTTGCCGCGATCGACGGCATAGGCGACGACATCTTCGGGCCAATCCTGCGGCACAGGGCCAGGCTCGAAGGTGAAGGAGTATTTGGAGTTCGGCCGACGATAGGTGCCGCCGATGAAGACCATCATTTTAGCCATCACGAGCCCTCCGGAACATCAATCATTGCCACGACTTGAACAATGCCATGGGTGACGAGCGGGTCGGGGTCATCAACGATGCGCCATATCTCGACGCGGACCTGAACAAGAGCGTGCTCGGTCAATTCAAGTTCCTGCTCATGGAT